GGCTCCTGTATCCACTGCAACGGCGGCTCCTTGAGTTGCAGTCGTACTGTTTCCACTAGTTCCCGCAGGAGTGGTGGTGCTCTGAGGCCTTGCATCCTCCTCTGATAAGGCTCCAGAAAGTGCTTCACGCATACGAATAAATGTACTCTCCCACGCCATCGGAATGCGATAACTAGGAATGGTCTGACCTGCTGCAGAGCCCTCCTGCTTTGCCAGTATTCTGAGTGCCTCAAGGCGATGGGGCTCTGATAAAGGAAGTCGTAAACATGAGATCATCAAATGGTGAAGACACTCAATCCAACGGATGTTTCGAATGAGGCACTCGTAGATAAAAGTACGAATACCTGCCACTTCATCGAGAGTGGGTTTTGTCGGCCGAGCAAGTCGTCGCACTGCCTGGTCAAAGAGTGTCTGTGGGTCAAAGAGTGCAGAGGGATTACCACCTGCAATCTGAATCCGCTCCTTGATTTTTTCATAGGCGAGATCAGGTCCACCTACACCAATTTCCCTGAAGTGATGTGCAATACGAATCGGAAGAGGATGCTCCGAAGTACACCAAATACTAATATCGGATCCATCCTGCTCTAGAAGACTCTGTAGGATGACACATGATTCTGTACTCAGTAGATGAGCATGATAAAACACAAGAATGCGCTTCTCAGCCTGTTCCCTTCCAGAGAGTACATGTGAGCCCTTTCCAAGACGCTCAAGAATTGGCTTCAGAATATGACGATCCTGTAGACTCATTCGGGAGACATCAAATCCAAAATGAATCATGGAGGTTTCAAATGGAATCTGGTCCTTTGATGCAATTGTAGTGACTTCATCGTCCTCACCTCCGTCATCCTCCTTTGGTTTCTCGAGACTCCAGAGTTTTGTAATAATTTTTAGAACCACCCCACGGGCCGCAGCGCGTTTGTAAAGTTCTTGATGGATGGCGTATCGTTTTCCTGAACCAGGTGGACCTCGCCAACTTAGATGCATCTCCCTGGGTCTAAACTTGTTAAACCTTTACACCCAGAATGGAGTGGTGTGTCCCCCTACAGAAACTCGAACTCGGAAAAATAAATCACGGTGGGCTTATTACACGGGTGAATCGTGAAAAGAAACCCATGGTACCACTATCGTACGTTGATGGACAAGTGACAATGCCTGTCCTTACAATTCTTTTACCGCATCTCTTAATTGATTCCTATAATCCTGCAAATGGTCGCCTTGAATTAGCGATGACGACAAATTGGGTATCCAGTAAACTCACTGCAATTCAAACAAGTCTTCTTGAAGTTATTTGCGCCAGCCAATTGGCTTGGTTTGGAGCAAATAAGTTTACACGCGAAGAGGTCTATCGGCTTTTTCAGCCGATGGTGGAAAATAACAAGTTGCATTTATATTGCCCATCAACTCTGCAAGAGAAGCGAAAGGGGATGCACGGCATTCGTATATGGAAGGATGGTGTCTGGACAGAAGATGTACAACCGGGAGTCCTCGCGCGTGGTCAAATCATTCGTGTTACGCTGCAAATTCAGGGCATCAGTCTTCAAATGGGTGTCACAGACACTTTCTGGACGGGTCGGGCGCGTCTTCAACATCGTATTTTAGGAATCCTCATTCAGGCTCCTCGGACACCCGAATGCCTTATTCAATCTTCTGAAGAACCGATGCACTGACTGAAATCAGCGAAATCTCCATATTGACGAAGAGCATGAAAAGGGCGAAGGGTACGAAGACATCAGGGTCCGTACGGATATACATATAACTGAAAATACCGAGCATGAGAACCAGAGCAAATGTCACTCCAAAGATAACTCCCATATTCTTTTGAATGTCATTCAGGTTGTCCTTGCTGCCGGCAAATTGGCCGACTGCATAGATTACATATCCCAGGCCTGTAAGGATAATGGCCAACAGTATCATTTGAAAGATCTGTGTAGGCGTCATGTTGTGCTTCCTACTGATGTAGGTGAAAAGGATACTCTAGGGACCGCAGCAGCAGTGGCGGCCTTTACACCATTTGCCGCAGAGGCAGCCACGGATGAGGTGATCGCGAGTGCCGGCGCAATAAGTGAGCCAACAGTTGTTTGTGCACTCGAAAGTGTAAAGATGACAAACATTGCAAAGACAAGTACAAGAATTAAGAGAGGTGTGAAAATATACGACCAAAAGCGGACCATTGAATACGCCATCCTAATCATATGACGATTTGAATCTGACACTTCAATAGGATGGTCGGGGTCAGAAAAACCAGACGACTCAAAAAAGCGAGTTCAGAACACTATAGACCGGGACCCTGTCAATGTCGGCCCCGTGTCGGAAAAAAGCGTCCGGCTCATGGATGTATCCCTGCGTCTGAATTGCAAAAAATCGCCTCGAAAGTCTTGGGTTCACAGACGACACTTCGGACTCAGATTGGAGGTGTGAGTGCGGTTACCCTTCGGAAAGAACTTGAACATCAGGTCGGTGTAGGGCCAATTCAGGAATACTCCTTTGTACAGGCCCTACCTATCGAGGAATCTGAGAAACAACGCCTTCAAGCGGCCTATTTACGCCCTCCTCAACCTGAAGCGTGGCGCGCCGATCCTGATAAGTGGCTCGATAGCACAAACATTGAGAACGTCATGAAGCAGTACGAAGAAGATGTCACAGACTTTAAGTTCCTCGGTCCCTATCCGATTGATTTTGCAGCACCCGATCCGTACAATAAGACCAAGACAAAGTGCCTCATAAGTGAAATGTGCAGTCTCGATATGGCCGGATTAAAAGCCGCTGGAAAGTCAAAGGTCGGTATTATCTATAACCTCGACCCTCACAACAAAGGAGGAAGCCACTGGGTCGGCAACTATGTTGATTTGAAGAAGAAGGTCTGCTACTATTTTGACTCATACGGCATGGAGGTTCCTGGCCAAATTGAAAAATTCATGCAGTGGCTCACACTACAGGACCCTGCAATGAAACTTGCCTACAATGCTCATCGTTTCCAGATGAAGGATTCTGAATGTGGAATGTACAGCATGTATTTTATTATTCGAATGCTGATGGGAGAGGAGTTCCGTCCTTTCTGTCGTCGGGCACCTCGCGATGGCGAAATGTTGATGCTTCGGTCATGGTTGTTTAGCACGTGAGTTCAGAGAAGCCGACGATAAATCGTAGAGTCATGTAGATGTCGGCTATAAAGGAACAGTTTTTCAGCGAACGCAATGAGCAAATGTTGGACAGATTACTGTACGACCACGTTCAACGTCGCAGCGGTGCAACACTTGATGATCGCCAGAAACAGAGACTTGTGAAGACTGTAAAGCATTATATGGGTGAAGTGTACCGTGTAAATTCGAGTCAGAACATACAGTATCTGAACAAGGAGACACTCGCCGCTGTACTTCCCGACTACACGGCCTATCTCGATAGAGGACGCGAAGTGGAAATGAGCGAGAAGACAGAGGTTGAGATTGTCACCAGTTCAGATCCTCTACGCCAGGATGTTGGAACACGCTTTGCTCTTATGCAGGATTCGCGAAATACTGCAAAGGCGGCCCCTCCTGCTCCGCCCGACTTTCGCATTCCGCTTGAAGAGGATAATACCTCCTCTGCAGCGAGTCTATTTGAGCAGGCCAAGAAACAGCGTGAGGCCGAGGCTGCACGCACAGCACTCGCTGTTCAAGAGCAGATTCGCCCTCGTGAGGCCGGTGCAGTGGCCAAGCCGAGGATTCTCGAAAATGAGATTACAACCATGACAGTGCCTCCGGATATGCGTGCCCTCTTTGGTATGCAATCCGTGGGACGTTCACCCTACACCGCTGATCAGAGTTCTCTCTCACAGGCAAATCCGACAATTGCAGTTCCAACCGTGCGGGCAGACAGACCTGTGCTCCCCCAGGACTTCCTGCAAAAGGAGGAGGACGTACTCAACTATAAGGAGAATGAGTACAATCTCTTCTGCTACAGTGCGGATCGTGACTGGACAGTGAACACAGGTGAGAGCCGCTACAACTTCAGTGTCCTCTTCAATCCTGGAAATGTGACAACAAATAACGGTGTGCGTGCAAATACATCGACGCAAGTGAAGTTCCGCAATATTGTACGCATTGAACTGGTAAAGGCGCTGGTACCTGTAGAGGGTATTGATGTACTGATTGATAGAGGTGCTACGAGTGGACCTGCTTATTATAATCAAATGATTGTCAATACGAATGTTCTGTCTTTTCCGTATTTGATGGTGCGTGTTCCTGAACTTGATACAAACAGCATCGGTACAAATCAGAATATTGACAGTGCATTTGGACTCATTCAGTATGATGCAAACTGGATTACGGATAATACAAATGTTGTTCAGCGTGGCGGATTCCTCGGCATGATTCCAAAGTTCATGAAGTGTCAGAAGACCTATTATCCTACACCCCTCGCCACTCTTCAGAAACTCTCCATTCAACTTCAACGGCCCGATGGTTCACTTGTGAGCCCGCTCCTCGATACGCTTGATATTTCTGGTTTTGTACTCTCAAATAGTATTGCAACAATTACTCCACCTACAGTCTACCCTATTCCGAATACGGGAACGGTCTATGCCAAGAATGCAGCGGCTGCTGGACTCAGTCAATATATCTGGATTCAGACAAATACCTGGTTCAACACATTTATGTTTAATCAGGGAGATCGTATTCAACTGAAGAATCTAGCCTTCACATCTACATTTACTGGAAATGCAGGAGTAGCACAGGATTTTATAAGTTATCTCACTCGAACGGACGGACTTCTTGTTGTGAATATTGGATATTACAATGGATCCGCTTATATCACAGGTACAAACTCAGTAGGCTATGCAAACTATATCATTATAGATGCTCGGTACAATGATCCTACCAAGGGATATACCAGTGTATCACCGTTTGGTGGCGTTGCGAGCGACACATTTGCTGGAACCCTATTATCTGGGTCTGTTCCTGCAAATAACATTATCCAGTCAGGTCGCCTAATTAATCTCAGCCACCAGACACAGTTTGTCTTCCGTGTAATCACGCGCGATATGGATGCGGCGAGCCGTCTACGTCCCGATAATCTCAACTAATCAGTAGAGATGGACCCGGGTCTACTTGTACTAGGTGCCTGTGCTGTAGGCGCAACAGCGCTTTTGCGCGTCTTTAAAAAACGATCCGAGGGATTTGATGTACCGCAAGTGGGAAATTATCCTGTTACAGCGGCTCAGGGCCAGCAGATGTACAATCCTCTGTCACTTGCTGCGGACCCTCGTATAACTGCTCCTGCAATTGCAAATATGCCGGCTGATCAACAAGCTTCATATGTAGGCGCGGTGAATGCTGCACTTACTCCCACAGCAACAGATACATCTGTGCCTGGAAGAATTACCATGGTGCCTGGAACGAATACTACACCTGTCTATGTACCTGATAGCAGTTCAATTATTGTAAAAGCGGCCTTCTGCGAGAACATGGCAATGAGTGCAAATCCGTTTGGAGATGCACAATTCAAGGAACACTGTGGTGTCTGTCTATCCTCAGGCACCACAAATGCAGGCAAAGCCTTTACGGGTCCAAAGGGACTCTATATTGACCCTGCTGCCAAGGCTGCAGCGATTGGTGCAATCGCCGACTCACCTGTTCCGTATACAAATACAAAGCCGACGCTGGGTACATGTACTGGAGCGACTGGAGGTGTCGGTTCAACCTATTCATTTGCTCTCACAAACAATGAACTTCAAGACTTTATGAATCGTGTCACATGCCAACATAATAAGAATCTGGATGGAACCTGTGCCGTCTGCTTGGAGGATGGTTCTTATACCTATGTGGGTGATACCAAATCAAACCCTCTAAAAACAGTGACATTCTGGGTCGCCGGTACTGGAACTCTGAATGTAACTCTCGCAGGCAAGGCAATTAAATTCGCAGATTCGAAGACGACCCTTGTACTCTCGAAAACCCCTGTCTCGTTTAAGGCGAAACTTGCAGAAGATTCCTTCCTGAATTTTGTAGTGGAGGGACCCGATGAAGAGACCTCCGCTGAACTGTATGGTGCTCTTGAGGCTCCCTTAACAGGTGGAGGTGTCTTTCAATTAGCACTCGATAAAATCCTTTTGACCGATGATATTCTTTCAGGTAAGCCGCGTCGTGGTACAGACTATCCTAGGCTGACAACGCCAAACGGCACAGTCAATTGTATCAATCTGATGTCTGGATACTCAAAATCGTCCATGAGCCTCTCAGGAAGCCTCCCCTTCTTTTTTACGGAAAAGTTTCCGTTTAGCAGCATCGACTGTACAAAGAGTGTTTTACAGACGAAGGCCTCCTCTGCAAGTATTTATGGAGGGGATCCATGCTATAAGCCTGCGGGACAAGGCCCTGGAACATGGTCAACTGCATGCCTCCAGAATCGTATCGTCAATAGTGGTTGTACAACTGGAGGTAGTCTCTATAAGGACCCATCCAGCCTACAGGGCCTCGATATGAATGGAATTATCAAGCAACTCGATACACTCAATCAGAATCAATACTCGGATGCGGATTCATCCCTCAAGTGCAATGGAACTAATATCAGCACGCCGTGCGATGCATACTTGAATTTCAATGTAAATTATACACCGAATATCTCGGCGCAGTGCATTAACTATCTCTATTACAACCAAGGTGCGGGAAATCAGAACATTGGACCGACATATAGTGGACCGATTGGCACCTATTACAGTCTTGATGCAAAGGGAAATAAGATCTACTGCCTTCCTGGAGCAGGCTATGACCCGCTGAAGAATCCGAATATCGTCAAGCAACTTCAGCGTGAGTCTCGCACGGGAGCAGGCACGGGTCGCATTGGTATTCCGTATGTACAGAACTTTTTCAATCAAGCCTTCCAGCGTGCTACAAATACTGGGCTCAATGCGAATCTCCCGGATGCGCAAGGTGGTCGTGCCGATAGTGTAGGACGATGCTTTGCAAATCTTGCCGCAATTCCCGCCAGTATAACGCCTGCATCTGATATGCCAAATGCGCGCTATGTGCGCTTGAGCAATCCATATGAATGCCTACAGATTTCTCAGATTGCCTGCTATGATAATACTGGTGCTAACCAGTGTTTTGGAAAGCCTACGAGTTATTCGAATACGTATAGGTGGGGTGGTTCAGCAAACTATGCAGTCGATGGCACTATGGCGAGCCGTTCCTATCCGCAGATTTTCCACTCAGCATGCACAGGAAATGATTGGTTCATGGTGGATATGAGCGCAGTCTATCCGATTAAGAAGATTGTCTACTATAATCGTGCTGACTGCTGCAGACATCGTGCAAGTGGCATGGTCGTAGAACTTCTTGATGCGAGCAAACAGGTCGTCTGGAGTGGTAAATTAGCAGGCAATCTACCCACAGAATCATTATTAACTTTTGCAAAACTGTTTAATATTTAAAAATCTCTTTAGTACGCCAGTGCGCACTGACATAAATAAAGAGATAGTGTAGAAAGGGATGTTTGCCCGGTTGTCCCAATACAGTGGCCGCAAAGAAGGGTTTGAGGGTGCAACGGCAACTCAGACACCGCAGCAGATGCTGAATACAAATAGCGCAAACTATGCTTCCGCCATTCCGAACATGGTCATTGCCACGACACAGAACAACTACTCCTATCCAAATACAGGATATCAGGCTCAGCAGAATCAGGCAAGTAATGCAGAGTTACAAGGGGCACTTGCGAATATCGGAACTGTTGAAAATATAGGAATAAGTGGTCGTAATGCACCTATTCCGTACATTGGAGGTGTTCTAACGGGTGTATCTGACCCTGTTGGAGCAAATCTCGCCCAGTGCCGCACATTCCAGGGACTTGGTGGTCTCTCTAATTTACAGGCATCTCAACCTGCAACTCCTGTAGGAAATGCCTGCGGATGGAGATACCAGCCAGGTACAGGTCCTATTCCGCAGGTTGCACAGGGTGCCTATGGAAATGAAGGTGGTCCTCTTGATACGGCAAATCCTCCCACAGATTCCACTGGAAATGGTGTGAAGTACTTCAGGGATCTCAAGGCGGCCGAGAAAGAGATGGTGACGGATATCTGTAAATCGGCACAGAGTTGCCAAGATATGTCTCAGATTCCCGTGAGCGCTGTAGGGGATTTCAAGAATGTCTGCGGATACTGCAAAACAAGTCAAAAAATTATACCAATTTCAATGGTGGGAGGCAAGCCGCAGCCGCGCTACACAGATCTAGACAAACAGTGTGCGACTGCTGATATTATCACTGTAGCAAATGCCGCTCAGTGTCCTGCACCTCCTCCTGGACAACCGCAGCCGCAGTACTGGAAGTGCTTCAATAGCCCTCTTGACCGTGATTGCGTAACGATGACTGCACAGTGGGCGGGATGCGCTGGTGGAACAATCGCGAATGCGCTGAGTGCAGGTACAAATCCTGGAGATTTTGCTGACCAACTTCGTCAGAAGAAGTCATTCCAGACTTACCAGAGTCTAGCAAATCCAGCCATAAGTGAAGATGTGATTCGCCAAGGCAATGGTACACTCTTCTCAGCCTTCATGAATTTCTATACAGTCAACCAGAAACAATATGATGTAAATGAAAAAATCTCAGTTGCTGCACGGGATTTATGCCGTCAGCCTGGACTTTTTGATAGTTATAACTTCTGCGCTGACCTCACGGACAGCAGTAGAGATATAGGTCTGAACTGCATGCAGCAGGAATTCCTCCGCCAAGGTGGTACAACACAGGGTACCTCGTACCCCACTGCAGTAAGTGCACTGAAAGGGATGAATTGGGGCGCCTACAAAGCGAGCCTTGCAGCCCTTGTAGCCGATTCACGTGCGGCTGACCCGACAAAACAACGCAATGCTCTCAATCAACTGACTGGCCTGGGACTCCAAAAGATACCTACAGGTCTCAGTCTTGGAGATGGAAATCAGGGTTGCGAAGTCTTCTGGTTTGATCGTCGCCAGGGCGGAGTCTTAATGGGCCGTCGTCCTGTTCTCTCATCCACTGGAAGTAATATCCCGTATATTAATGTTGGAGGTGGCGAAGTGGATGGAACGGGTCTATCGGATATGGTCGAGTTTGTGAGTTTCTGTGACCTGCGTCCTGGAAGATCTCGCAATCTGATGTTCGGTGTTGTGACAGACGATGGCTTTCAGATGGCCATTAACCAGGATGTCTTCAATATTAAGAATCAGTCAATGGCCTTTGGTGCGTATTATGACCAGGGGCCAACCTGGCATCAGTCAGGCTGCTTCCCGATTACAGCAGATTCACAGGGTGTTCCGAATATTGTCACCTTCACATGGTTTGAATCTGGTGGTGGTGCAACCTTCACTCCGTATTACTATGATTGTGCAGGTGGACAGGGCTGGCGTAATCCGGCGATCAATGGCAATGTCGACCCTGACTGGCAGTCGATGTGCTATTTTACACAGGAAGTGACTGCACCTTCACTCTCCTTCCAGGTCTACAATCGTAGTGGTGTCTCCCAGTTCTGCGAGAAGCGTCTCTGGAGCAGAAAACTCACAGTACAGCCTGCTGCACGGGCAGAGTATACAGCAATTCGTGATAACTCGCTGCCTTCGGACTTAATGGCCATGGCTATTTCAAATGAACTCTGGAAGACGGCACAGGGCATCGCCTTCTCGGCATTCCAGGCAGTCACTCTCTGTTTCAATATAACTGCACAGAATGTTGCAGGCAATGGACTTAACTGGATGTTCCTCTGGGGGCAGAATTACGGATATGCCATCTGCTGCGACAATGGTCCCAATAATACATTCAATCTCTACTTGAAGACCTGGGGTGGGCGCGGGCAACAGAATAATTCTCAAGTCTACAATGTTCCTCAGGGCACATGGTGTATTGCAACAATTAATCAGACACCTGCAATGTTTGGAAAGAGTATCACGGGTGTTCAATTCTTTGTGCAGACATGTGCAAATCTGGCGGCGGGTAAGATACTCCCTTCAAATGGCATATCAACCTTCAGCCCTGGCGGAACACTGATGAACGAGTATAAGAGTGATAAGAGTGCCTATGGCTCAATGTATCTCTGTGGAACCAATGGACGCCCTACACAGATGACAATGCAAGTGGCATGGATTCACTGCTTTGATAACCAAGTGAGCACGACGGACCCTGCCTTCTGGAAAAAGGAGGTTCAGGGCAACTGGCAGGGGCGCTGGTTTGAATAGTGCGTCGCAAGACTTAAAATAGACTCCGCCTGACATATAGTCAGGTGAATGGAACAGATTGACAAAATCTATGTTCTTGTACACCAAGTGTATGAAAAACAGAGATATGACCGTCTTATTGCACATTTTGCGGCAGTTGGAATGCCCGCTCATAAACTCTTTTTCGGTTCAGCCTGTTGGGGCTCAGAACTGAAATCATCTGATATCTTTGCCGTTTGGGACCCTTTTATTCGTGCGGGGGTTCCGAATCTCTCTTGGAAATCCAGATTTCTCAGTAAAGGTGAAGTTTCACTTGTTCTGAATTTCTATGCGGCTGTACGAGATGCAGTTGAACATGGATACAAAAATGTACTGATTTTTGAATCTGATGTGTATCTACGTGATGATTTTGTACCCAGATTTGCAGATTTAATGGCTGATCTTAAAGATAAATCCTGGGACTATGTGAGCCTTGGAGAGGGTGTGAATACACGCCCTGAAGGCTGTCCGCCGAGTTACTGGTCTCCTACAAAAGCATATGGTGCGCCTCACCAGTTTGTCTTTCGTTGTACTGATTCAATGCTATTTCGCGGAGAGTTCCTTGCAAAGATTGCACAGACACTTCTTCCATTTCGTGAATGTCTAGATTGGGAACTAAATTATCAACTTGCGGTTCATCGCGGAGTTGCACTCTGGGCAGATCCTCCACTGGCTGAGCAAGGAACTGGTAGATGCCGCGATATGACACTTCTACCCGCCTAGGAGCCAATCTTCAGACTTTTCTTGATATGGATAGGCTTGGTAGGGCGGCCTTCACTATTAATTCCTGCATCACCCACCTTCTTATCATCTCTGTAGAGATCAAATCCTGTAGTCGTGTCACCTTGAATGACTGGTCTGGCTTCAAATTCTCCGTATCCTTCCACTGTAAAGAGTTTGGAAGCGGCTTGTTTAGAAGGCTCAGGCGCCACAGCAGGGGCTGCTGGCTCTGCTGCCCTGAATTGCAGAGCCTTTGCACCTTCAATCAAGTCCTGCTCAAGAACTGGATGATAGAGATAATCTCCAATCTTACCATTTGGAATGGCCAGGCACGAACTGACATCATCGTTTTCAGTTTCGTTTAATTGACAGTCAATTGCAGCCGTCTTCATGAGTGCCTCCATTCCGCCAATGAGTTTACGCTTCTTGAAACTCACTAGATAGAGTTGCTCATCACTTGTCGTGGTATAATCTTGTAGTCCTTCTGTTCGTTCAGGACCAAATGCCTCCGCCGCCTCTGCCGTTGAAATCGCATCTTTCATGCGAATTGTCTCATCAATCTTCTCTTTATCCGCCTCCTTACCCATCTGTTGTTTTTTGGAAAAACATGACAAATAGGTATAAATCTCTACACTGCGATCGGCTACATCAGGGAAATCAATGTGAGAGCAGATACGGATTGCACGACCCTTCACCTGTGCAATACGAACATCATTCCAGTACGGCTCCATTAAGTGGACACGGCGAACATTGCGCAGTGAAATACCTTCTGCACCTGCGGATGTAATACAGAAGGTGTTACAGAGTGCACCCTTCAGCAGTAGAGTTTTTGTCTCAGGCTCATCGGCTGTCCAGCCATATTCATCAAGAGGTCTCTGAAGACCTGGCGGTAAATCACTGAAACGGCAATTGAAGAGTGCCAAGTTCATTCTGCGCACATCATCGGCTTCACCACCAGTGAACTTAATATAGCGCTTTACATTTCCCTTAGGGCCGAGTTTGAGACTCTTAAGTGTAGTCTCATTGAACTGCGCCTCCTTCGTATCGGGATTGTATGAGATTTCAATGGGTGTGTATCCATTAATATCCATACAGATGGAGAAGATACCAATACCCTCCATCGAGAGGAACTGACTGTACACTAAGTTCGAACCAGGCGACTCCTCCATGCGTTGGAGCATGCGGGCAAACTTTGCACTGTACTTGGCGAGTTCACCGTTCAGGGATAGTTTTCCGTAGCGCTTGCCTGATTTGCTTGTCTGCTCATCCTTTCCGAAATAACGGAGGCAGGCCCTCACACGCTCACAATCCTTCTGATAATCGCCTGTATTTCCAAGACGGCATTTGTAAATATTAATAATTCTGTTCTGCTCAGGAGTCGGCTTGAAGGCTTTGCCTTCCTTTTCAGCCTGCTTTTTCAAGGCTTGAATCGCCTCGTATTTGGTTTTCATTTCTCCGTCGATGGTTGTTTTAACTACAGGTGCGGCGGCGGGGACGACAGGCTCTTCATCCTCCTCCTCACCTTCGGCCTTTGCTGCCTCTTTTCTGAACTCAGCATCTTCATCACCGGCCTCTCCTTCATCGCCTGCATCACGCTCATCACCCACTGTAAGTTCATTGTCCGCAGGGCCCTCGGCAAGTTCATCACCATCTCCAATATCCTTATCCACTGCATCGACGCCTTCTACAGATAATTCCACCTTACCGAGTTTCTTGGGGCGTGGGCGTACAATCTCTTCAAGAAATGCAAAATTACAGGTTTGACGGCTCACCATTTTGTAAGTTGTCGACTTATCAAGTTTCTCAGCTTCACCGATCCAAGGAGCCATTTTACCCTTTGCCTGCTTTTTCTGTTTCAGTTCCTTCTTCACTTCAGTGCCACGCACTTCCATGTAAGCAGATGCCTGATAATCACTCATCTCTACAAATTCAAGAACATCGGATGTAACCTTGGGCATGAGTTCAACCTTGGAGCCCTTGTAATAGGAGATGAGTCCAGTGAGGCGCTTACCTAAGACAATATCAGGTCCACCCTCCTTTAGAAGACCAGCGTCATTCACGAACGCCTCCCTGAAATCCTCGCTAAAAATGGGGAGCAACGGAAGTGCGGCCAATTTAAATTCCATCTTGCGTTTATTTTTTGCAAGTTCATCCCTGAAACTAGCGACAATTTCAGTGAACGGCTTTACCGTGTCCTCGCGCACAATTCCAATGAACTCCTTGCCAGAAAACTTCTTCTTGGTGCCTTCAGGAAGTCCTGTAAAGAGAACTGTTAGATTCCCGCTTCCCTCGGTAAACCGAACATCATCAATATACGGATTCTCATCGGCGAGTTGTTTAATGAGTTTCTTGTCTGCGGGCATATCCTGCGATCTGAAGGTTGCGCTTGCACTGTTTATATACTTATGGAGACAGTTTGCAAGAATACCGAGTTCCTGAGGAAAGTTGATGAGCGGAGTGCCACTAAGGCCAATGATACGGCTGTTTGTCGCATCGGTTAAGAGTCGGTAGAAGAGATATCCGCGTGAGTATTTCTTCTTCTCCCCATCAATATTGAGTAGTTTCCAGCGGTCCGTTGTGATTGGCTCAGGTGTACGAGAGGCGGCCCAGGCTCCAACACCCTTCTGTAGGAAATACTCGAGATTGCCCTGCATCAGACGAATTAAGTTGTGGATTTCGTCGATGATGATTGTCTTGTTGTCGAAGACTTTATTTGTTGCAAGTTCAATCAGGCGCTTTGTAGTAATTCCGTTATACGAGATAAATTGTACATTGTGATTGATTGCATCCAACACCTGTCGCCGCACATCCGCTTGTTCTGAGGGAGCAAGATTCTTGAAGTTAGACGGCTTTGAAAAATCGGGAATCCAGAGTTTCGCCGGCTTCTTACTTTGTAGATATTGCCCAGAGAGACCGAGTACATTAAGCGCAAAGAGTTTTGTCTCGGCTGTCCACTCAAGGCCAATCCAGTGATTCTCAATCCGATAGTGACGGAAGCCGCAGAAGGTCAATTCACGAATAAAGTTCTTCTGTAGAGATTTGGGGGTCATGACAATGATTTTCTTTTCGTTTTTCGCAAAGAGTGCTTCTGAGGCGGCAATGGCGGAGCAGGTTTTACCTGAGCCGAGACCGTGATACACAAGAATACCACGGTAGGGTGAGTCGCTGTTCATGTATTCACGGATGAATTTCTGGTATTGATAGACTTCGACCTCCTGTTGACCTGATGCACCCTTCTTCAGACAGGCGTCAAAATCCGGCTCCTTGAGGGGAGGGAGTTTGAGGGACTTGAAGGTCGCTTCTATGAACTTCGAAAAGGCGCGGCGAGTGGTCGGCATATAAGCAGGTGTATCAATTTCGTACTTATCATCCGTGCGTTCACCGAGGATGGACTCTTCGAGGGCTTCAAGGCGCTCATCTGCATAGTTGGCCTCGGCGGACTCCTCATTGGCCTCCTCGGCAGAATCAGGGGCCTGAGGGGCCTGAGGGCCAACAGGCTTTCCATCTAGACCCTTTCGTGCAACCTCCATGATTGAAACTTCTTCTAATGAACTTTTTCCATAAATAGAGGCATCTTCATCACTTGTTTCCCACGGTTTTGCGAGATAGTAAGTATCTTCTTCATCGCCATCCCAGATTGCTTTTGAGCCGATTGTCGTATACTTCTCATCATCGAGTGTAATTGCTTCGCCCTTTGTATCTTCAATAATATTCTGTTTATCTATAATTCGTAGATTATTACAAATACGCGTTTCATCATCAAAAACAGGCTGAATGATTATATGAGTTGGCTCATCTTCATACTCGTCTCCTACTAGCCACACTTCTTCTCCCGCTTGATAATTGCAGACTGGAGCCGCCTTTTCACGTACAACATATTTCTTAAGAACTGGAGCAAGTTGTTCAAATGAAAAGAGATATTTACCATTGATTCTTAGGGATTCAAAATGTGCAACACCTCCTTCCACTGAATTGTAGAGAATTATCCACGGATGTCCATTCTCCTGCCAGTCTCCTGCCTCGTCTAGAAGTTCAGTAGGAAAGACTTGATATTGTACACGGCGATTTGGTTTCTGTCGATTATCATAATTCAGTACAAATAAATTTACATTATAGAGGTCAGCAATAATTGCAATTTCATCAATAGTCAACCATTTCTCAGTGTCATCTTCAGAAACAATACGCTCTATAATTTTTTCTTGATTTTCATCTGTTAGTCCTGTATAATACTCACTCTCTTGAGCCTTATCGGCAAAAATCTCATAGCGGAAATACTCAACAAAGGCCTTTTTATCTTCGCGTGAGAGTTTTCTGTATGTGGGACTTGTTGAATCGAGAATCGCGTGAAGAAGGCAGTGGCCATCACCTACTGCATCTACAATTGTCCATTTACGAAGTTCATCACCAAAGCGTCCAATCTTCTCACCTTTAGCATCTGTAACTTGTAATTTATCCTCACCAAGCGGTTTAGTATTCTTTTCTTGCCAGTCTCTTACAGTCTGCTCAAGTGTAATACTTTCAATCGCCGCTTTTTCAGCGTCTCCTTCAAATCCTTGCACCTGTGTAATTACAGAGGCCCGAGGCTTTGGTAGGGGTGCAGGGGCGGCTTTGGGAGCAGGGGGTTTGGCAGCAGCGGGCTCAGGAACCTGCTCAGGGGCTGCTACTGCCACTGCCACTGTCGCGGCCTGCGCGGCAGTCTTCGTAGGAGCAAGATTCACCTCCTCTGTGACCGCCTTTTGAGGTTTCCCGTCGAGTTTCACTGCGCCTAGTTTTCTAAGATCGGGCTTCGGCGGCATCTATTCCATCTCTACATTTTATTACTCACTATGCGCACTCAAGACTTCAAGTGCAAGGCGACTCGCTTCTTGTTCAGCAACCTTCTTATTCCTCGCAGTGCTCTTTGCAATTACATTTCCACTCAAATCTAAGACGCCCATTGTAAAAATCCGGTCATGAGGTGGTCCCTCAACAGTCACCTCCTTATATCTCGGAGGCTGATGATACTTGCTCTGAAACCATCGGAGAAGTTGGTCCTTGAAGTTCGTATCCTCCGCAATCAGACTTGCAAAGTCAATATGCTTTTCGAGTAGTGAAATAATAAAGGTCTGAACGGTGGTAAATCCCTTTCCGCCACCACCCTCATGTAGATAAAGTGCTCCAATCCACGCCTCCAGCATCGACCCTAGAATTCGCAGATTTCTACGGCCATCGCAAACATCCTCAACGTGACGACTAATAATGAGCCAGGGAGCAAATCCAATTTTCAGAGCCAGTTGCCCCAACATCTTATTATTTACAATTCGTGTTCGGAGCCTTGTAAAAAAGCCCTCGCCTTCTCCACCATACCGCTCACGAAGGTAAAGTGCAACAATACATCCAAGAAGACTGTCGCCAATAAATTCAATTTCCTCATTGTCTGCTTCTTGAAGAGGCAGGCAGTTGGAAGGTCGGTCTGCCATAATCATTGGTTCTCCGGACTCCGACTGCTCTGCCCATAAATCAGGTCTATCTACATACGATTTATGTACACATGCATTTTGAAAGGGGGTGATATCTTGAACACGGAACGTCTGAAGACCGAGATCGTGAAAAATTTTCCGAACATTCTCTGACTTCATTTTCTTGTTGCGTGGATTCCAGGGATTGAAGAGTTTTGATGCTTCTGCTGTCATTTCTATTTATACATAGCGTTAGTTTTTTAGGTTGTCTATCAGGTAGTTATTTCGTGTAAATATGTGTTAAGTATCTAGGGAATGAGTGGGAACTCAAGCAAAAACAAAAAAAAGCCCGTGGCGGGTTCTTTTATACCCTATGAAACGGGATATGTAAATATCGCAGGCGAGACCTTTTTCCTCAGCATGGGTCCCACTGAACCTGGAGCATTCGAACTCACTGATGACAGTCTTAAAACAGATGCAGCATTTGACCTACTCTTTTTGGGCGGAAGTTCAAAGACATTTACTGATGCAGAAAAGGCGACACTACAGCGAATCATTCGTGCTATTTTTGGAGCAGGTAAATCGATGACAAAGAAGGGCCTACGCCTACCTTGTAATAAAGAGGAGGGTGAACTCCTTATTCGCTCCTTACTCTATCGTCGCAGCATTCTAATGGACGAAATTGCGAGTTATGATGAACTCTTAGCAGCGGATGTTCATGCACGCTATTTACGTGACCATCTTGACCGCTTGAATAAATTAATTGATGAGGATGTACCACAGACAATTGCTCCTTGTAAGGATACTGCACTTGTCGACCCGAATAAGCCCGCTAAAGTGGTCGGCCTCGATGATGATCGTATGTTGAAACTTCTGGAGATTTTTGCTTATCTGCTTGCGCAGGGATATGACCCAATAGAGGTACTCGGGAAAAAACTGCCACAATCTGCTGATATTTTAACACGGATGGCACAGAAGAATGCGCCCCTGCTGCGCGATTATGAAACTGAATTTGAACGCGAGCGTGGATCTGGAAAGAGACCACAGTATACGCGGACACTTATTAAAATTAAGAAAGTTCTTGAAGATGACTCTGAACTTTTAGCAGCAATTGCTCCTGAGGAGGCTCTCAGTGCTCTAAGTGATATTGAAGATAAATTGAAAATTAATCCAATGCACAAGGGTACAATTAAGGAGCGCCGTGATGGAATTATTGGAGCAATTGACACACTTCAAAAGGCATTAGCCACGGCTCTTGCTGAAGTACAGAGACTACAGGCCGAGAATGATCAATTAAAACAGGATCTCGTAAAGGCAAATCTGCGTATCAAGGAGTTGGAAGCAGAAATTGTCAAAAAAGACGCGCTTATTAAACAACTAGAGGCAGACCTTGCTGCAGAAAAAGCAATAAGTGCTGATTTACGAAAGCAACTTGATGCGGCAAAAGCAGAGATTGCACAACTAAAGAAAGATTTGGCTGCTGCGCAAGCGGAAGTTGCTAGATTAACTGCGGAACTTGCTAAGGCTCAGGCGGAGATCACGCGCCTACAGGGAGTTATTAAGGGGCTAGAAGCACAGATTGCACAATTACAGGCAGATCTTGTTGCGGCTCGAGAACAGATTCGCACACTTCAAGCAGATGTTCAACGTCTAACAGATGAACTTGCTGCTGAAGTGGAAAAATATGCTGAATTATTTATAAAATATTATGAATTAGAACGTGAATTAAAAGATACAAAAGCCCTACTTGCTACAGCAGTGCAGGAGATTGCCTATTGGATGAGTATTCGTGATGAATATGAAATTCTGCTTCGAGATGCATTGGCTGCTGGCCCTGGTGGCCCTTCTGGCCCTGCTGGCCCTGCTGGCCCTGTCTTTGGTCCAAATGGACCTTCACCTGCTGATATTGATAAGTTACAGAAACTTCTTGACCAGGCAATTCAAGAGATTGCCTATTGGATGAGTATCCGTGATGAATATGAAGCATATGTTCAGCAATTACTCATTCAAATGGAAGCAATGGTGCAAGAAATTGCCTTTTGGATGAATCTATCTGATGAATATTATGTATTGATTACTGATATGTTTGTCGTAATTGACCAAATGCTTCTTGTAATTACTGATAGTTTAGATTTACTCAATGAATATGGTCAACTTGTAGATGATTATGGAGCTGCATTAAGCGCAGTCGTTAATGAAAATGAAGAATTAAGAGAACAGATTGCCGACCTAATTCAAGAGAAACAGTATATACTACAACTTCTCACATATATTTGGGAGAGTCTTGGCGCATTTATTGATAGGATGCGCGGTCAGGGATTAATTCTACCTGGTGAATATCCAGCGCTAGATAACGGGACTTTAGAAACGCTTCACAATAGTACTACAACGCTAAATACATTTTTAGAAGGTGTTCAAATGCCGGCACCGCCAGCGGCAGCAGGAAATACAAATGCTTCAATGCTCTGTATGTTAAATACACTCTATTTTATTCTGATTTCACAAATGGACCCTGCAGTTGAACCCATTTTACTAGAACTCTATGGGATGCTACAACCTGGAGAAATTGATCTGATTATAAAAGTTTTTTACAAACTTGTCTTTGCAATTAAGAAGAATTTACGCCGTATTCCAAATCCGATTGAAAACTGGGGAGATACGATTGATGAAATTACACTCAGACATCAAAACCCTATTCTTAGACTTTCTGGTCATGAAGGTGCAGTTATCTCTGTATTTGAGACATTTATCGGCGATCCTGATTTTTTCAAGAAGGACTATAGTGATGGAGACCAGGTGATAAAAGAAGATAAACACAACTCGACATTAATGACCTATATGTTCTTTTTAGCAGTAGTCGCAGGAACTCTACATACACCTGAAAATCAACGAATCTTGAATGAATTTGGATGTTCAGTAGCGGGTCCTCTAGAGGATGTTGTTCCTCCGCCGCCGCCGCCTCCACCACCTGCGTCTCATACACTCACTTTGGAAACACAACCACCTGGTATAGGTATTCTTACAGGTCAAGGTCCTGTAAATGATGGAATGTATACACAAATATCATGGGAGCCAGATAATAGTGGCTATAGCTTTGAGAAGTGGGACCCGCGCTATTCTGTAATAGATGCCGAGAATAAAGATACAAGAACATTACCCATTACAGAAAACAAAACAATTACTGCGATTTTAAATGAACCGGCGCCACCACCACCAGTGACTACAGAGCAACTCTGTGCAACATACAAAGAACTGTTTTATCGAGTTGGCGGAGAACCACAGCATGAACCAAGATTTTTGGATAGGCAAGAGGCATTTAGAGCACAATTTTCTCCAGAACAATTTGCCCTTATTGAAAGGATGTGCCATCCTGTAGAAAAACAATATACTCGAGCACATGGACCTGAAGTTCTACGACCGCAAGCCTTCCCTTCAGGTACAAGTGCCTCTGCAATTGGCTCGAGTGCAAAAGCAGGCATTTCTGCACAGCCCGTTCCACGTGGACTTGGAGCCATTACACGTAGAGGAGGTCGTAGACATGCAAGCGGAAATGTAACCCGCAAAAGAAGAGCGCACTGAATAGTATGACTGAAAAGGAAGGTCCTCACTATATTCCGAATATTGCGCTCAAAGCGAAATATGCGCTGTATAGTGCATTAGTATTCTTTGTAGTTGCAAACCCCGAGACCTATCGTGTGACCAATAATGCACTCAGTTGGTTTGTTGTCATTGCTGACCCCGCAGGCCATCCTACACCTCTTGGATTCTTTGTACACACCTTTTTATTCTTTTTATTGCTTTGGGGACTGATGTTATTCCCTCGCGACTAGCAAATCTTGTTCAATCTGTTTGCTATACTTCAAATCCGCATAGAGTGTCTTGAAGACATACGCCTCCGAAACCTGTTGGGCTCGCTCGGCCTCGAAGCCCTTTGAAATTAGGCTTACATAGACACTTGCTGCCAGATGCCGCTGTACATCTGTCCAGCGCGGGTCAGTAATGGCTGTTAGACTGGGTACATATTCAACCCAGCGGCCACGACGAAATACTGCAAACACATCCATCTATAAATTTGATGTGTTCTCAGTTTAGACGGTTCTAGTATGTTGTTTCGTTTATTTACCTTTGGATTTCTACAGACTGCATTTGCATCGTATCGCAATTGCGGGTCAAGCACAGACCTCGCCAAGAATCTTGTTATCTCTATTGTACCCGATGCGGCCAAGGCGGGCGACCAGGTGACCACGACCTTTGACTATGATCTGGAGTCAGTCATTACAGGTGGCACGGCCTCCTATGCATTCTCATTTAATGGTATTCCATTTTCGCCTACTGTCAATGATCTGTGTGTGGAACAGTCTGGAGGCTGCTGCCCCGATCCCTGCCCTCTTGGCATTGGTCACCACTCCGATAAGAGTATCACAGACTTCCCCAGTGTCAGCGGAAAAATTATCAGTACAATCAAGTGGGCGGATCAGAGTGGTGCGCAGATTCTCTGCGTAGAGTGGATAGTAAAAGCATAAAACAAGTAGACCATAAATACAATAGCCCGCAAGGGTATATGGTAAGAGTTGAACTGTTTTTTCAAATGGGAGATAACAAGTTATACAAAGTGTCTCGGTGACAAAGTAAAAAAGATGATACTTTTTTTTACTTGCTTCTTTCAGAATGAAGGTAACCAAAGTCATCCTGCTATCTGTAGTTGTTGTCTTCCTTTTAGCCATGATCGGCGTAATTGGTAGTGGAAGTGTTCAGGGGTTCATTGGAGGGTTTGGTGATGCTGGTGCGCCTCCGGTTGCGTCATTTACGATGTACTATGCTGATTGGTGCCCTCACTGCAAAACTGTAAAGCCTGAGTTTGAAGAGTTTTCAAAGAGGGGCATCGTAACGGTAAATGGTAAGAATGTCGCGGTTGGCCTGGTCGAGGAGTCAGACAAGGCGAAGATGGCTGGCAAGAATGTCAAGGGATTCCCTACCTTCCTCTATGAGACGGCCGCGGGTGAGACGGTCGAATACAGTGGCCCTCGCACTCGTGACGGCTGGATGGATTTCCTCGGAAAGACTGTATAAGTAGTATATTTTCAACACTTGATTTAGATGGCTCGGCCAAATAACTCAAGTCTTTTAAATTCTTTGGAGAGACCTAGATTTTTATGTGATTCTAAATTTACTCAACTCATCACGAGCGGCGATTTTACAATTAAGTCACTTCGTTCACGAAATCCGGCCGCGGCTTCTCTTGGAGAGGGTGCGTTTGGCAAAACTGTGAGTGCAGAAATAACCGTTCAACCAAAGGAAATTCTGCTGAATCAGGGATTTCCTGGAATTGTTGCCAACAATGCTCGAAAGGATCTCTCCTGCACAGCAGCATTGAAAATTTCTCTCCAAGCAGCACGTATTTCAGAAATTGGTATGCCAGATGATACACTTGTAGAAACAGCGGTCTATTCACGTATAGCACAAAAAGAGAATGTTGCGAAGGCCCTCTTTGTAAAACTTTCAAAAACTGAAATTAAAACGGTAATGGAACACTATATTACAAATTTAGCATCACTTACTAAAAAAATTGGAGTTCTTAAACGAAATCTTCTTCGTGCTGTTTTTTTCCAACTCGCACATGGACTTCATGAATTTCACAGTACGGATATTCTTCATAAAGATTTAAAATTACAAAATGTTTTGCTCGGCCATGATGGTCGTGTTTTTATAACAGATTTTGGACTCTCGAATTTTTGTATTGTTGATTCGGCTGAACCAAAACTCTTTTATTATCGTAATACAACAGCAACAATTGTACCTCCTGAACGGTTTTCGTATACTCCGATTGGAAAATCGTACGATATTTGGGGACTCGGTGTCTGTTTAGCAAATCTTGCATACAAAAATGCTCATGGATTTCAGATGTATGATTTTTATGCATACACATATGGTGGTTTATCATGGGATGATTATTTTCAAATGAGAGCAATCTCAAACATGGCATGGGTACATACTGAATATTCAAAGAAAACAGAAGAGATTGTTCAGGCTGTGAATCTGATTGATCCGCAGTGTGGAGATTTATTAAGCCATATTTTAGTAAATGATCCGACTCAACGTTATACAACAGAGCAGATACTGGCTCATCCTTGGTTTGCTGGCTTGACACTTCAAGATGCCGTGCGTATTACACAGACTGAACTCGGCATGAATCCTCGTATGAGTCAAACAATCCTGAGTATATTCGATGATATTAAAAAATATGATCCTGCCACGAAGACCTATATCACAAATGCTCCAAATGTAAATGCAAGCACTGATAAGTTTTTTCAAATAAAACCATCCGTTGCATCGGGCGGAACTTTTGTTCTCTGGTCAGGAGAATTAAATACGACAATGAAGTTAATAGTATTTGATTGGCTTCTTGAAGTAACACAGTCAGATAATTTTAAAGTATCTATGTATTCATATTTACATGCAATTGAACTTGTAGAGAGAATTTTAGAGAAAAAGAAGATATTAAGAAAAGAACTTCAATTATATGCTACACTTGCATTACATATTGCTGTTAAACTATCACCCATTGATAGTCAACATACTGAAGTAGAGATAAAAGATTTAGTTAACTTGGGCGCTAATTCATTTACAAAGGACGACGTGTATGATAATGAGATTAAATTTATATCTTTACTTCAAGGTGATCTCTTTCCTCAAAGAGGAGGATTTGTGGATCTATTTTTGAATACCTATATGAAGGGAATTAAAGACGATAAGAAAGAATTTCGTTTCTTTTTGGCCGTTCTCTGTTATTTATCTTTAGATAAAATAGCCTCTTACACAGAATTTTTTACTGTAGTTGATACGATGTATGTTGAATCAGGTGAAGCCGCGACTCCTATGCCTAAAACAGTCGTTCAAGCAGAGAGAGAAAAAATAATAAGGGATAGTATCACGTTTAACATAGCACGATTAACAACTCCTATGAAGTATATTATTGGATATGTCTTTGGAGCAAATCCAAATATTAATCAAATCCTACGAATGCCTGCAGCCTTTAAAACATTAACACCCGATATTCGATTAAAGTCAAGAGTAAAAGAATTACCTGTTGCGCATGCGTAAAAATTTGAATTTGCGACGGTCAGTAAATTTAGTATACAATGGATCATCAAGATTGGACACCTATTATTGTTACTCGCCCTGCTACGCGCTCTGGTTCTCGACCTACTGGGGGCTCAGGGGTCAAGGGCCCTAAGACTATTCTCGAGCGAGATGGCGCAGCACGAAATGCCTCTGCACATGCCGCCAAACTGGAGGCGGCCGACGCACCTGTGAAGCCTAAGATGCTGAGCAGCGAAAGTCGCAAGTTACTTACTGCTACACGTGTGGCTCTTGGAAAGACACAAGTGCAGTTGAATCAGCAGTGCGCATTTCCTCCAAACACAATTCGTGAGTTGGAGGCGGGTCATGTTCATCCTACAGGAGCACAATTAAATAAACTTAATCGTGAACTTCGTATTGGGCTGAAACTTGAGTAGTTAGGCAACTGACCAGCGTCGCACAGGAATCTGTTTTGTAAAGACTCTTTTTTCTAGAAACTCGAGAGTGGCCTTACGTGCTGCCGTCATGAGGCCCTGGCGCTCCTCCTTTGTCGCTTCAAACTTCCAAGAAGGAAAGTCGCCGTTCGGTAGGAGAATCGTATTAGCCGCTGTCTCTGCCTGAACTCGTTCCGCTGTTGGAACAAATGTACAGGCCAGAATCTGTTGGAAAAATCCGATGAAATCTGAAATCTCCTCCTTTTTTGTATGGGCCGTGGAAAAGGAGAGGCCAATTGTCTGACGGCGTTCGTCGTCTGTTAGATATGCCATCGGATAATTTGTAATCATGGCACCGTCTGTAAGAAGATGTCCAGTAAGTGGGTCCGCCACTGGAGTATAGTAAAAGGTCATACCCATTGAGGCTCGCAGGGCTTCAACGAGTTTAACACGGGGAGTTGCCTGTAGAGAGAATTCTCGTTGCCGACAGGTGTGAAGATCCGTTGCATAGCAGCGCAGCAAGGCCTTCGGATTTTTCTCAGCGAGTCCTTGAAAGGTCAAGTCCGCTGGAAGTCGCTGGACTCGTAGAAGCGTTTCGAGAAGTCTGACCAGTTTTTCACCGCTATCGAGACCGTAGGAATCCAGAAACATGAGCGCCGTTTCAGGCTCAAATTCACGGATAAGAGTAAAATCAAATTCGAGACAGAGCCGCTTCAATTCTGCAACCGTGTACCCTATAGAGAGACAGAATCCGAGGAGGGCTCCTGCACTGATACCAATGTATTCGGTGACCTGTTTCAGAAGACCTTTCTCTTCTAGAACTTCAAGAGCCCCCACACAGGCCACAACGCGAATGCCGCCGCCTGTGAGACAGAGTTTGCGTGGTGGAATGAGACTCATTCTTCTAAGTGGTTCTATCAGAGAATGTATAGGCCTCCGAATGAGGTCACTCCGAAACTAACACCCAATGAACTCTTCGAACGGCGAGTTCAACGGGATAAATCGCGGCTTCACACCTACAACCAGATTTTGGAGCAGATTCACACAAGGATTTATTCTGCATCACAACTCGATAATCATCCAGCATATGTGATGTATACAGTACCCCCTTTTGTGCTTGGATTACCAAAGATTGACTTACAGGACTGTATTGTCTATGTGGTCTATCAACTGCGGCAATCTGGATTTCAGGTACGCTATACGTACCCTAACCTGCTCTATATTAGTTGGGAGCATCATGAAAAAGAATATCTTCTCCATCAAAATCCCATTATTCAGGCTATGATTCCTGACAAGAAAAAGAAGGGTGTTGGATTCGCCTTGCCTGGACCGATTGAGCAACAGGTGGCGACGGTACCGCGTAAGTTGGCCAGCGAATATAAGCCGCCGGCTCAGTTCGTTCAGACCATGGAACGCCCTCAGGCAGACAAGAAAAACTCAGTCCTTCAGGATCTCTGGATGTTTTCTTAGACACGTTTCTTAGTCTTTGATTTCTTGCTCTTGTTTTTTCTCTTTTTCAAGGATTTTCTACGGTACCTTCCACCTCCTTTATATTTATCAAGTATACTTTTTGCTTCAGGAGTTGCAGTATCATATAATTTCACGCCATCTACTTCAATATCAATCTTTGCACCAGCTCTTAATAGAGGTTCAATTAATTCTATATTATTCTTTTTTATAGCCAGCCACAATGGAGTTATTCCAAAAGGATATTCAACTGAATCATAATATGTTCGTTTTTCTGTTGTAAAATTGATAATATCATTTTTTGAATGAATTTTATTATATTTTCCTTTAGGTTTTGCCATAGAGGGTTCAAAATTAATATAATTTATTGTATTAATATAAAATAGAATAGTCTCCTTTTTTGATGCATCATAATTTAAAATTTTATTAAATAAAAAATCTGGTTCTATATTCTTTGGGAGAATGTCTAATTGTTTTGCACGCCAATCTTCCACTGGTGCATTGCGTATTTTTTTGGCTATCTCTTTATTTATTGGTTTCTCATTTCTTTTTGGGCTTTCTGATGCGTTTTTGCCTCTTTTTCCTGAAAGCACTTCTACTTGAGATAGTTTTTGAGATTCTTTAGCTGGTATGACATCTCCAAACTTTGCTTCTTGTAAAAGTTTTTTTCTCTTTACTTCAGCCTCTGCAATTCTTTCACGCAATAATTCAAATGCATTACTATTTTTAACATTTTTATTTAGAATTTGTTGGTGTGGATTATTATTTGGAAAATTTTGATCAGAATATACTTTATCTGATACTCTTGCTCTATATCTGCAAACAAAATTATAATATACACCTGGCAGAAAATTGCAAAGATCTTTTTGCGTGATGTATGTATAAGGGTTAATTGTCTCAAATACACGCATTTGTAAGTCATTATATGTTCCTTGCAATGCAAGTAAATATTCAGAGTCATTATTAATAATTTGTTCTAGATCTTCAATCGTTGGATATGCGCTATTCTCATATAAACTAAGAACAGTATCAATAACATCATTAATAGAATTAATTGATGATGTATCTTTATAAGAATCTTTACAGTTTCTTTTAAATTTTGAAATCCTATCTATATCCATAACTCCTGATCCAAATTCACTACACACTGCATAATCATCTTTTATATTGTTTATTTCACCAGGGAAACAATTTTTTAAAGTGTATTCAAAATTGGGACACTCTTCACCTTCTTCATAAATAGCAACAGAACCAAATTCTTTAATAATATGGGGAATATAATCAAGAGGATTTTTTAGTTTTTTCGGATTACTGTCACACAAGCTTTGTAGGACTTTATCTGGAATATAAGTTGATTCGCCCGGTGTAGCTTTAACAACTATAGTACACCCTGCTGGAACTGTAAATGTTTCTCCAGACTCTGGATCGGTACCATGCCCACTTATCCAATATGCTTTTTTTTCATCGTCATTTTCAGTAGATTCATTTAATATTTGTACAGGTCCTTTAGGAATTTGCACAGGTCCTTTAGGAATTTGCACAGGTCCTTTAGGAATTTGTGCTTGTCCAGGAATTATATCAAGAGAATTTAGACGTGCTCTAAGTTGATTTGCCATTCCATTCCCTGATAAGTTATTAGCATCAGGCATCCTTTATTAGAGTATATAAAATATGAAAATTTGAATAGATTTATTGTATTAGGTCTTGATAGAAAATGCTTAAGTTTCTTCTATCAGCACTCTTTGTATCAGCGGCTGCGCAAAATACAGGCGGTCCTGGACTTGGTGGCACGAATCAGACGACTCCTCCATTGACTTTTCTTGATACGACTCGGGCACCTATTCTAGGTAATTACACTCTTGGGTATATCAATAACACTGTGCAGAATCGTTGCCACCGAGCAATTGCTAAGTTTCGGGCCCAGGCTACAGGTGTAGTGGATTCGCTCAGTATGGGTGTTTATTCTCAGGCTGCACCGATGACCTGTGGAATCAGTTTTGTTCTCTCCACCTTTCCTGCAGGCGTATTAATCGGCTCCTCCCTTCTCACAACCTTCACGGACCTCGTTGCCGCAAAGCCTGGCACGGATGAATATATCCAGTTTAACGCGACAGCCTCTTCATGGGGCCTTGTTGCAGATATGAACTATACCATTACAATCCTTCCTTTTACATGGGCCTCAGGTCCTGCTGGCTCAACGGGTTCCACACAGCACTGTGTATTTGATATTCCCTACGGAAATCCTGGACTTCCAAATGCAGTGATTGGGCAATATGGACCCACGGCTCTTCCCTGTGGGTCTACACCTTGGACAGCCGACAAGGCAGGCGATGGTTGGGCCATGCAACTGCTCTTAGCGGGTCATCCTGCGCAAGTGATTCTACCGAGTGCATCATCGAGCCACACACCTACACCGACCTCTACGCAAACACCGACCCCGAGTCAAACGGGTACACCCACACCTACACAGACACCAACTGGAACTCCCACCAATACGGAGACTCCTACGGTCACACCTGCGCCAGGCTCCACTGCATCCAACTCGGCCACGCAGACGCGTACACCGAGTCGCACACCGTCTATTAGTTATACACCGACTCCCAGTTCATCAATTACTGCCACTGTAACACCCACTGAAACCCCGAGCCCTACACCCACTCTTCGTATTGGCGCCTCTCCTTCCGTAACACCCACCGAGACACCTGGTCCCACCGACTCCTCGTCGCCTACACCCTCTGTACGAGCGATTGGAGCCATCGCAGCCGGTGGAGGTGCAGGTTCACCTCAGGGCCCTACAACAGGCTCTCTCATTGGCGCAGCCGTTGGAGGTGGCCTTCTCGTCATTGTAGTGATTGGCGTGGCCATCCGTTTACGTATTGTCTCAGCGCAATTGAATGGATCTCCAAATGTAACAACCTGGAGATCAAAGTCAAAAAAGACGCGCACACACGAGTTTGAAATTGGTACAAATCCTGCTCCTACTCTAACCGAAAACCCGACTCTCGTGCTTCGGGTCGACCGCGTGAATAGTGTACGTCAAGTAGGAGTTTGAAACCCTTTACATATTTGGTGAATAGACACCCTGTGAGAAAACAGCCGCCGAGATTGTGCCTGTTACGATGATTGTAAAAATCCAGGAGACAAAAATCTTGGCCATAATCTTCCAGTTAAGATCCTTCAGATTTTTATCGCAGAGACTGATACCCACTACAGCACCTGTGATGCACTGTGTAGATGAAATAGGAAGGCCATACTTAGACGCAAACGAGACGACCAGTGCCGTGGCGAGTTCTGCTGCAAATCCCCGCGACGGTGAAATATAGGTAATCTTTTTGCCGAGCACTTCCATAATCTTAACTCCATAGGTAGCAAGTCCTACTACAATACCTGCTCCACCCAGTGCAAGAATCCAAGGAGGCACTTCGATCTTTGAAGAGACTGCATCATTTTGATAAATATACCAAATTGCCGCAAGAGGCCCCACCGCATTGCTCACATCATTTGCACCGTGGGCAAAGGATGTGCAGATAGAGGTAAAAATCTGGAGATAAGAGAAGGAATATTCAATGCGCGGGTCATATACATCATCAACGTGCTCTTTTAGTACAAGCGCACCTGAGAGATCCAGTACAACGCCTGATAAATCAACCCGTGCACCTGAGAGATCCGTGGTAGGGACACTTGCACCTGAGAGATCGATCATCTTCACTTCGGTGAGGCTCTTATCCTCAATGGGTAGGACTGTAGGGTTATAGTTTGCAATCTTCTTCTGAAGGGGCGGGATGAATCCAAGTGACAGAAGAGAGGCACCTGCTCCAATACAGAATGACACCCATACACTTGTTCCAATATCCCACGTGAGTCTTGAACCTGCACCCTTTGACAGAATAAAAAGGAACTCAATCCAAAAGGTGAAGAATACGACAATCGGTAGGAAATAGACTGAGCGCTGAATAGCATTCTCAGACTTGATAATCCCATAGCGAATGGTCGAATAGATACCCGCTGAAATGGCCGCAGAGATGATCGGTGAGGAGACCCATGAAATGACAATCGGTACAAAACCAGCGACATAGGGAAAGTCAGGAATTGATTTGAGCCAAACTACGCCATCGGCACCCTTATAAACAAGAGAAAATCCCATGATACCCCCCACAATACTGTGCGTAGTGGAGACAGGGAGTCCTAAATAAGTTGCAGTGTATAGCCAGGTACTTGACCCTGCAAGTGCGCATAACATTCCGTACATAAGTACGTAAGGTTGCGCCTTGAAATAAGCCACATTGGAAATACTTCCTGCAAGAGTGTTGGTAACCGGGCTACCCAAAGCCATGGCACCTGAGAATTCGAAAATGGAAGCCAGAACAATAATCTGGAACACAGTTAGCACCTTTGAACCATATGTTGTTCCAAAGGAGTTAGCTAAATCGTTACTTCCAATTCCGCACGCGTCGATAAATGAGTTTAATGCGCCAGCGACTAAAATCCAGGTGTACATTATTCTACTTTCGGGATAGAACTTTAAATATAAATTCTCGCCGCAAATAAGAATGTCGCTTGTCGGAAATACGAGCGTCGTGATTAGTGAAGTTCTCTTATCACTCTATCCAATCTTAGTGAAGGTTGTTCCGACAAACTTCGATACAGGACTATTATCACGATTTGCTGTGTTTACTGCGGCCTCTCTCGTATTTTACAGTGGTCAACCCATTCACCTCGGTAAAGTATTTCTCTATGGCCTTGTTACACTCTTTCATGTTATTGTCTCTTATACCGCATTCTCAAATCTATCCGCAGGAACATCCATGTCACTCTTCTATACATATCCTATCATGAATATCATCGCTGGCCTCCTCTTTTTAGGAGAAACGATTTCACCTCGCGCGATTTTCTTTGTTCTTCTTGGATTTGTAGGAACTGTCTTACTTTCGCAGGAGATTCCCACCGAAGAAGTGAAGGGTGAGAAACCGATTGAAGTTCCACAGAATCTCGCAATCTGGGCTGGCCTTTTGGCAGCCTTTTCTGAGAGTTTAATGTTTTTGGTGATCCGCGACACAAAGACTACAAATCCGATTGATTCGATGCTTCAGTTATATCCTGGTGCATTTATTTTGTTCGGACTCTATGTAGTTTTTGGACAGCGCACCATTGATACAAATCCTGTAAATTTGGCGAAACTCGGCCTTTTTAATTTGATTATCGGCTTTGGAGGCTACTGTTTACGCGCCTACAGTATTAATAAGGTCTCGACTGTTGTATTCAGTCTCCTCTCCTTTATTGGTGTTCTGAGTTCCTATGCTTTTGGGAAACTATTTGTAGATGAAACGAGTTCATGGAAGACGTATCTAGGTGCCTTCTTAATTGCCTGCTCTTCAGCTGGAGTCACTTTGATTTAGGGTATAAATTTGAAGGTGGGGGTGGTTTATTTAAATTGTATGATGTATTATAAGATGAATATTCTACTATTTATATTTGCTATATTGCCAGAGATTCTTGCTGCGCCTCTGGCATCAAACTCACTTCTTCTATCACGAATGCCAGTCGCTCCCGCACCTCCGAACTACCAAGCGGCAGTTCTCGAGGAATGGATACCGTCTGGAACAACTTATTCCATTTCACAGAACTGGACGACAGGTTGTACAAACCTACCGACGGATGGCAAACTACAACCGAGCCTTCCATATTTGACAGATGCCTATGTTCTCTGTCGTAATCTAATGCCTGGAGCCTCGCCTGCAATTCAACCTGCTCCGATTGTACTTGGACATCTTAATGAAAGTGGTATATGGTCCCATGTACCATATGATTTTGGCGCAGTATTTCCTAATGGAACAGCTCTTCATTCAAACATGGTTGTCATTTCACCCTCAGCCAGTCTTATTTATATACTGGGTGGAGGAACTCTAACTCAACCAAATCATATGACAGGATTTATGCTGAATAATCCAGGCTACAATATGGGTACATATCAAACAACGAGTAATATGTTTGAATTTGTCTTATATAATAATAGTCTAAATATTCTGGCAAATCCGCCTGCAAATGGCGGAAGTGGTACGGCGGCTCCAGCAGTTATTACAAATACAATCGCCCTTGGTCAAGGTACTCCTGTTCCTATTTCTACAGGATGGAGTATTGTAAATGCACTATCTATACCTGAAACACAGCAGGTTGTATGGTTTATGATAAGTTCACCCAAACCTTCTATTGTTCGTTTCAATCTTTCAGCACCTCTTCTCAATGAGACATTTGGTCCGCCTCCCAAGGCAGGAGCAGGCGCTATCCAATTTACACTTCTATCAGGTCGTTATGAACAGGCAGGATTCACTGTCTATCTGGGAAATGGCTCTCATATTGTATCAAATACAATTATCGGCCTACGAACAAAGGCGGGTTATAAGATAGTTGCACATGCTCCACCTGGATGGAATTATAACAGTATGATTGCACGCTATCCGATAAGTACTCCATCTCCTACACCTGTTGCAACTGTATCCCCTGTGGCATCCATAACACCCAGCATAAGTCTATCTAGTACACCTGGATCTACTGCTTCTCCTACAGTATCAGATACACCTGGATCTACTGCTTCTCCTACAGTATCAGATACACCTGTTGTAAGTGTATCTCCTACTATATCACTAATTCCAAGTGCAAGTCTATCTCCAACAGTATCGACCACACCTGGTTCTAGTGCATCTCCTAGTATATCTGATACGCCTGGATCTAGTGTATCTCCTACTGTATCACTAACCCCTAGTACAAGTGTATCCTCTACAGTATCTGTAACGGCTACTATATCAACTACACCAACACCTTCAGTAACTCAGACACCTACACAAACTCCCAGCCAGACACCCACACAGACACCTAGCCAGACACCTAGTCAAACTCCTTCTCAGACAGCAACCTCTTCTACAACACCAACTGCATCCATTACTCCTACTCCAACTCCAACTACAACACACACCCTATCAATCACATCAACTCCTACACCCACTTCGACTATCTCAACTTCTGGAACTCCTACTCCTTCAATTCTGCCACTTGAAAATGCACTTTCAGCAAGTCAATCAGGAAATTTGCCCTCATCTCCAAACTCTATTGTAGGTATTGCAATCGGTTCCTGTTTTGTAGGAATGGCACTTGTTGGACTCTACATTACATTCCGTCGCCAGAATAAACGACGCTCTATGCCAGTCTCTAACTGGGCACCTCATCCTAAAATGCATGCAAATCGCATGACAGGACCCACCACTGAAATCTCACACAATCCGAGTATGCAGCAATGGAGACAGTCTTCCAATCCATCTCTAACACAGGCGCCAAGTTTTCGTAGACTTGAACCTGTACATACTAAAAAGATATTTGAGCCCGTTATTATTAACTAGGCAATTGAATGAAGAAGCGCAAAGAGTTTCTTCGCCTTTACCGGTCCAAATCGCTGTTTCTCTGAGATTTTAATCTCAGCAAATTGCGCCTCCGTTGCATTCCAAACGGCCGTGAGTGAGCCGAGTTCCTTGAGTAAGGCCTCAGCAGTCGCTGGGCTAATTCCCTTACAGCACGTTAAGACACTCACTGCAAAAATATGCGGGTCGTCGCGCTGCTCACCCTTTGTATGATTTTTAATGGTACTCGTGTAGGCGGTGACCTTTCCTTCACGAAACTCGGCCTGGTCCTCCTGCCATTTTGCCGCCAGAGTTGTTAAGAACTGTGCAGTCTCAGTAGCATCCGCCGTCTGGAAAAAAGTGATCTTATGAACGAACGGCAGACGCACGAGCCACTTGAGCACGACCTCCTTGGTATAGGATCTGGTCTTGTTCAAATCACCCTCAATAATGTAGGCAATATGTGCGCCTGACTCGGCTGCGTACGCTTGGAGGCGCGTTCGTTGCTCTCTGTAACGACCATCTGACATCGACGCCTCCAAGTCATGGACCTCCTTGCGTTCAACAATAATTCCACCTGGTGCCACGGCGCCAGTCGTCTCATCCACGCCAATCCATGCATCTCCAACAGGAAGCATCTTCACTTTCCAAGTGGGCATCAAGGTGATAAGTTCACGTTCACGATTATCGAGCAGAAACATCTTCTTTTACAAAGACCTCCGGATTTTAAACCTTCATACTCAGTATAATGGCCAATCGTCTCACTCGTCGTAACCGTAATCGCAAGAACCGCAAGACCACTCGCCGCAACCGCAAGAATCGTCGCCAGACGGGTGCTGGTGGCATGGGGCTTGCAAAGTGCCAGTGCGGCTGGGATAGCGTAAATAGGAGATGTAACCCGTGCGGCGGTGGCCGTCGTCGTCAGGGAGGCGGCGGTGGTATGGGCCTCTCGGGCTGCGGTGGCCGTGGTTTATGCTATAATTCTGAGGGCTTATTTAGCCACTGCGCCGATGCAAACGGAAACTGCTAAGAAACTTTATAAACAAGATTTGCTAAACCGTAAAAACTCTTTGCGGTTCGTGTAAAGTCTCGTCCGAGTGTTCGCAACATTTTTCCATAGGTATCATCGGAAAGATTTCTCGATAGAACATTTGTTAACAAAAGACCACCTGGTTTTAGTAACCTTAGACAGTCTTTTGTAAAAGATGGACTCATGACAAACGGAACTGTAGTGTGATGAATGGAGATATCACTTAGTATAATATCAAACGACCTCGCAGGCAGTTTCTTTACAAATTTTTTTGCATCTTCAGCAATCACAGTTGACCTCTCTCCAAATTGTGATAGAATCATATGGTGTAAGACTTCTACATTCTCGGCATCAATATCGACTGTTGTAACATGAACAGAAGGGCATCGTAAAAGCAATTCATATGGCATAGCAGCCACTGCACCCCCTAGTACACAGATAGACGCATTTGGCTTTTTATGTAGATATTTATAGACCTGGTCAAGCATAACCCGTGAATACCATTGACGCGAAAATCCCGTTTTATAATTAAATCGACCGTATTCATTGTTACTCTTTGAATATGCAATAATTTCATCATCTTTGACTAGTAAATAAAAATCTTTTCCATCGTACAACATCCTACTTAGTGGAAAGTTTCCAACACTTGAAGTAACAAGCAACGAGAATTTGAACATCACCCAGACTTGTATGAAGCAGTTCTGGCCTAGGTTCAACTCCAAAACAGTGGGTATAGAATCGCTTCAGATTCGCACACATAAAGCGGTCGCCAGGACGAGGATTCGGCCACGGAATCTTACAAATTTCACGCGACCCCTCCATCGTACAGAACTCCTTGGCCGGCCAGCGAATCTTAGGGGCACCTGGTGCCCAGTAGAGTGCTGCAGAGGAAATGACATTCTTATCAAATTCCATGTTGTGAGCAACATAGAGTCCACAGCGGTCCAGATCGGCCTGAAATTCGCGTAGTACACCGAGAAGGGGTACTCCCTTTTCAGTGGCGAGTTCAGTCGTGATTCGATGAATTTTGCTACTCTCTGCAGGAATTGTCCAGCCATCAGGCTTAATTATATAGGACTTTGTGTCCTTGATGGCTCCACCATCCGTAACAATCCAGGAGATTGAGACGGGCTGTGGCCAATTGTCCTTTCGAACATGTGCAGGGAGATTACGGTACTTAGGAAGTCCTGTAGTCTCAGTATCAAAGAAGAGTGCTAGCATATTTGCCCTTGATAGTGCATAGTCAGTAACTCAAATTTAAGTGTCGCTTATGACCAATTCTCCTGTGCGAAGGTCGGAGCCATACTGCGCTCAAGCCCAGACGTCGGCTTCGTGTAATCCCAACGATTGGTGCGTCCCTTGGGTCCAGGAGTAAAGAAGGGGTCAAGGCCAACATTGATATCCGCCGATGTGGGAGGTACAGTGATGGTCGCTTCACCCGCTGCGCCCACTGCACTCATCTTCGCAGGCGCCTCTTCATCTTCATAGATGATTTTCTCATCCTTCTTGCGAACACCGACGATTTCAAAGACATTATTTGGCTTCTGAACAACTGTAGGAACTAGACCCTTTGCATCATAAATCTTCTTGATGAGTTTATTGGCATCGTCAAGATCGTAGGTTGTAAGACTCTCTGAGTGTGTCGGTCTGTAGGTCTGTAAAATCTTGCGCTCCTCCATTTCAGTCGCACTGGTGTCCGGAGGCTGTAGAGATGAACCGTCAATTTCACCATAAGGATTGAATCCAGACGCTGTATCTTGGAAGCCTTCGTTGTACATTGAATCTTGGCGTATCTGTTGGCGACGTGAAGCCTTTGCTTCTTCAATCGCCTGTGCCTCATCCGTTGCATTCTTACCATAGGCAAGTGACGCTGGAGCACTTAGCATTTTACCTGCTGCATCGCGCTCACGCAGTTCAGCAAATCCCTTTTGGAAGACGGTTGAATTTGGGGGCTGACCCGACCAATCCATCGGACGCTGGGCGGTTAGTCGATTAATCTCCTCCTTCGAGATCTCCTTGTCCGTCTCGTACTGTGAAATAAGATTGAGTTCATAATCATCCACTGAATAAATTGGTGTTGTCACATAAGGTGCGGCAAAATTCTGTTCCATAATCACATCATTCGGTGAATTTGGCCTTGTATCGGGAAGCCACAGAAGATTTGCAACAAATCCCTCTTTCTGTTTGGTGCTTGTTACAAGCATTCCGATATATGCCACTACAACTAAAAGTATGGCTGCGATTAGAAGATTCATCCTCCACTACTACCGAGTCTACACAAAATATCCGGCTTTTGTAGAGAATGGTCGCAAAGAAGACAAAGACAAAGACAAAGAGCAAGACCAGAAAGGCCGGCAAAATGCGTATGGGCAGAATCATGTCACCGGTCGATGTTCGTTCAGCCGATAAGGTTGGTGCATTTGAAGGTATGCTGGGCTCAGGTCCTCTCACGCTTGTACTTGTCTATGCGGACTGGTGCGGTCATTGCCAGCGGTTCAAGAAGGACACCTGGAATGACTTAACTGCCATGTCAAATCGGAAAATGAATATTGCAGCGGTTCGCGATGACATGCTTCCCAAAACGAGTCTGGCAAATTCCAAGATTAAGGGCTACCCGAGCCTGATGCTTGTAGGCACAGATAAGCGTCCTGCGGAGTTCAGTGAGGAGGGTGAAGTGACAAATGCAATGCCGAGCAATGAGAAGAAGAATCTTCAGAGTCTTCTCCAGACTCCTCTGCCTGAAGTGAATGATACTCTGTCCGCGGATCAAGGAATGGTGACACCGGTGAAGACGGCAAGTTCTCCTACAATTGCTCCTTCAGCCGGCGTCAATTCAAGGCCCCCTACGCCTGCTGCAAATCTTACGGGTACGCTCAAGCCGCCCTCACCTACGATGGCGGCGAATGCAAGCCAGGATGAGATTGATGAGGCCATTGTAAATCAGCCGATTTCTGCGCCGCCTGAAAATGACATGGAACTTGTTGAGTCTGCAGTGGTCACTCCGTCAAACAGAAAAGCGGCGCCGATCGGTGGTGGCAATCTCTTAACGAGCCTGATTCGTCTTGTAAAGACGAGTTCAAAGGCATTCATGAAGAAGCGTGCGACTCGTCGCAAGGCCAAAGGCCGCAAGGGTGCTAAGGGTACCAGAGGCAGCAAGTAAAAACTTGAATGGTTTTGTAGCCCAACTAAACAGTAAGAAAAGATGCTATTTCACCTTTTAGACGTACTGGCTCACGATTCAAAAATCGAGAGCGAGGACGAAGCAACGTGGCATATGTGCGAACGAAAAAAGGCGGATGGTGACACATACACAACTCGTGTCAAAAACAATAATTACATGGGCCGTGAGTTCCAGATTGAACTCTTTGGAGTGACCGAGACGGGCTCCCAGGTTCATGTAAATGTCACTGGCTTCTGTCCATCCTTCTATGTTGAACTTCCTGATGCCGGTGCATTCACGGAAATTCAGTCGGTCGTCAACAAAGTTCTGAAGCCGAAGTGTACCGAGTGCACTCCAAATGTACTCATTGAATTTGAGAAAGTCAAGCGTAAGCGCCTCTTTGGTTATACAGCAAATCGCGAGTTCCCAATGGTGAAAATCAGTGTAAATAGTCTTGACCTCTTTCGAAAGGCCAAGAAACTATTTCTTGATGAAAAGATGAATCCAATCTTTCCCTATAAGACTCGCTGTCTTGAAGTGTATGAGGCAAATCTTGATCCGCTTCTGCGCTTCTTTCACACGCAAGACATTGAGCCGTGTGGATGGGTTGAACTCGACGTCGAATGTGATGATGTAGAGGAATCACTTATCAGTTGTGATTATACTGATATTAAGAAGCCGACAAAGCGTCCTGGAAAGTCCGGGCCTGCTCTACTGGCTTCGTGGGATATAGAGTGTTACAGCCCAGATGGCGATTTCCCCGTACCTGAGAAACTTCAGTATCCGATTATTCAGATTGGTGTAGTTCTTGTGCGGGCGGGTGAGGCACCTCAGCGACACTGCTTTGTCTACTCTACCGAAAAGGATGTCTGTGCAGATGTGCCAGGTGTGACCATTCATCGCAGTGGGAGCGAAAAGGACCTCATTGTCGACTGGGCGGCTCATATGATTGAATGGAGTCCAGATATCTGGATTGGCTACAACATCTTCGGTTTTGATGAACGCTATGTGTGGAAGCGTGCCGAACTACTCGGCTGTGTACCCGCATTTCAGGGCTTCTCTCGCTACGAAGACGAGACTGTAAAACTCCAGGAGAAGATGTTGAGCAGTAGTGCACTTGGGGACAATCGTCTCTATATGTGGAACTCGGCAGGTCGTCTCCAAATCGACCTCTATCACTACATCAAGCGTATGGAGGCGCTGCCGAGTTACAAACTCGATGATGTCACCAGTCATTACATGAGTGGTAAACTCAAGGGAATTAAACAGGACGCAGAAGGCGCCCTGATTACACTAAAAACCTCTGTCACAAAGGATGTGCGCATTGGACGCAGCATCAAGATTCTTGATGAGACGGGTGAGCCTGTTGCTGAGAAGTGTTCCGTTGAGCGAATTGGTGATGGCGAAATTATTGTACGGAATACAGGGGAACCTCTGGATGACTTGGATCTTCAGTTGGCGACCAAGTGGGCTATTGTAAAAGACGATGTCCCACCCGCAGAGATTTTCCGTCTTCATCGTGAGGGTGGAGCGGCGGGTCGGGCGAAAGTCGCAGATTACTGCGTTCAGGATTGTAATCTCGTGATTGAACTCTTCAATAAACTTGATGTCTTCAATAATGCCATGTCGATGGCGAATGTCTGCTCTGTGCCCGTGAACTATATCTTCACGCGAGGCCAGGGAATCAAAATCGAGTCACTTATCTTCAAGGAGTGTGCGGCTCGTGGACAGGTTGTGAAGGTGCTCGAGTCACCACGACAGGCATCCGATGAACTTTCGGATGATGAGCCGGTGGAAGAGAGTTATGAGGGTGCGATTGTCTTTGCACCGAAGCCCGACTTCTACTTTGATGCGCCTGTAGGTGTGTGTGACTTTGCGTCGCTCTACCCAAGTTCTATTATTAGTGAAAATATCAGTTATGATACGCTGGTCTGGGTGAAGGATATTGCACCTGATGGGACTACAAAGTTCTCCTATGGTGGTGAGCCTGCTGTTGTTGAGCCTGATGTTCGATTCACGGACATCGAATTTGATATTCTGAGACCGGACCCGGCAGATACACGAAAGCATCCTGAAAAGATTCGTGATGGCCTGCGCATCTGTCGATATGCACAGAAGGGAGATACAAAGGGAACTCTGCCCGATATTCTCCAGAAACTACTGGCGGCCCGTAAGGCGAAGCGCAAGCAAGCGGAAAAGGAGAGTGACCCGTTCGTGAAGGCGCTTCTGGATGCTGAGCAGTTGGCCTACAAACTCACGGCGAATTCACTCTATGGTCAGTTGGGCAGTCCGACCTTCAAGATTCGTCTACAGGCGTTGGCTGCGTCAACGACTGCCTATGGTCGAAAGCAGATCACCTTTGCGAAGGAGGCGATTCATCAGTTCTATGGAGCCCCTGCTGGGCGCCCTGATTGCTGTGCGGAGTTAGTCTATGGTGATACAGATTCACTCTTTGTGAGTTTCAATCCGCGAGGACCTGACGGGGCTCGCCTACAGGGTCGTGAGGCACTCGTGAGGACAATTGAACTGACTGAAGAGTGTGGTAAGTTTGTCACGGCGGGTCTGAAGCCGCCGCATGACTTTGAGTATGATAAGGTCTTCTGGCCGTTTATCATCTTCAGCAAGAAGCGCTATGTCGGCAACAAGTATGAGGAGTCGCCCGACCACTTCAAACAGAATTTCATGGGTATTGTTCTGAAGCGGCGAGACAATGCGCCGATTGTGAAGACAATCTATGGTGGTGCCATTAATATTCTTCTGAACAAGCGAAATGTAGCGGAGGCGGCGGAGTTCGTCAGGACAAGCCTTCGTAAGTTGGCGACTGGAGCGGTGAGTCTTGGACAGTTGACGATTACGAAGTCGCTGCGAGCAAACTATGCGGATCCGACTCGAATTGCGCACAAGGTGCTTGCTGATCGTATTGCTGAGCGAGATCCTGGTAATGCACCGGCCTCTGGCGACCGTATTCCGTATGTCTACATTGTCAATCCTGGAGCGGAACTCCAGGGTGATAGAATTGAACTGCCTTCATATGTTCGCGAAAAGGGCTTGAAGCCTGATATTCCGTATTATATTGAGCATCAGTTGAGTAATCCGTTGGCTCAACTCTTCGCACTTCGTGTTGAGGAGATACCCGGCTACAGACCACCTGCTGGTGGATGGTCAACAAATGAGGACAAGCGAGCGGTGGAGAGAGAGCGGATGGCGGCTCAACTTCTGTTTGGTGAAACTCTACAGAAGTGCTCTGGCCAGCAGAATCTCTTGGCAATGGGCTTTGGCCGACCTGCCGTGACGGCGTCTGATCGACCGGCCGCAGACACAAATCGTGTCGTTACAGTTGAGTCTGTTGCGCCGAAGGTTATCAAACAAGGTATTCTCGATAGTTATTGGGGTGACCGCATTCTGATCTCTCGACTTGAAGAGAAACAGAAGGCATTAAAGAAAAATCAAGTAAAGAAATCAGATGGGACTAAGCCTAAGTAGAGAAGCGTTTCGTCCATTTATTCTTGAAACGGCGGCAGGCGAAACATATATTGAAGAGAGAAAACCTAGGGTACACGCTCCTTTTACAATTACCCGTCTATCTGCTGCAGAAGGACGTCGCGCCTTAGCAACTGCAAATACAGTGGATGGATTTGAAGATGCTCTTTTTTTGGATAAAGTGAATGCAAAGGCGAGAGAAGGCCTCGGATACAGTCCAATGGAGGGTCCTTTTCTTCCTCGAACAGTGGATGGTCTTCATGCATCCATTCGTGTTGTCTGGATGAACCATTCAGCAGAAGCAGGTATGCCGCATACACGGGCTCCTGATATTGTCTGTATTCCGATGGATTATCCCGCACAGAGGCTTAATGAGACACTCAAGCATGAATCGATTCACGTAGATCAGAGACAACGACCCGAAGCGTGGTTGAAGTGGTGTGTTTCTGTAGGATGGACACTTATACGAGAGGAGGATATTCCTGAGCGCTGGGTTCGTCGTTGCCGACTAAATCCTGATACAATGGCCTATCGTTTTTTTGCATACAATAATCGTTATGTTCCGTTGCCTATGTATGAGCGTGAAGATAAACCGCGGATGCGTGATGTCCACATTTATTGGTGGGATAGAAAAACAGGATATCTATTTAAGGATACACCCTCCGATTTGAAACTCTATTTACAGGGAGTTTTGAATCCAGAGCATCCGTTTGAAATTGCGGCGTACAAAGATATTCATCTAGACTAGAGTGAATGTCTAGTAAAAATCCTTTATTGAAACGAATGGCCGAGAGAAATAAGGCCTATGAAGCTACTCTTGAAGGCAAAAATATAGAAACTCCTGATGAACTGATTGCGACATCTATGACGGAAGAAGAAATCGAAGCAAATACTCTTAAAAAGGCGGAAGCCGCTGAGGCCGCCGCGGCGTCCGAAGTTCTCAAGGGTCGTTTTAATCCTCTTGCGAAACTGCGCAATAGTAAATCAGGTCAAGCAAAAAAACTTGCTACAAATGCTGAATGGAAGAATACAACTCGTAAGAACAAGAAGGAACCGATTGGTCAGGGTACTGAATGGTTTGGCATGGATAAAGCAGCGAGAGAACGGGCTGCTGCAATTGTTCAGGCAGGCAAGGACGCACAAAAGAAAATGAATCTGGTCACTAAAAATTCTCGCACTGAACTTCGAAAACTGGAAAAGGAGGTTGCCGATTTTGAGGCAAAGGTTTCTGCAACAAAGAAAGAGATTGATGAAACTGCGCCAAAGAAAGAGGCTGCTGTTGCTGAAGTTACAAAGTTTCAGGGACAGGTTACGGCTGCTGAAAAGGAACTTGCTGAAGCAAAACAGGAGTACAAGAAAAAAGAAGCACAGAAAAAGATTGACGCTGCAAAGGGTAAATTAGCAACTGCAGAGGCGGCGGTTGCTACGATCGAAAGCAGTCTTTCACCCCTAGAAGAACGCCTTGTGGCTGAAGAGGCTGAAGTTGTTGAAGCAAGTGGACGACTTGAAGAGAAGGAAAAGGCGCTGAAGGTCATTCAGAAGAATGCTACAAAAGTGGAGACGGCGTTGATTAAGGCAAAACAGATGAATGCAATGAAGTCTCTTAAGAAGAAAGGACAGAATCAAAAGGCAAAGGCTGCTGCGAACAAAAAGGCACTTGAAAAACTGGAGGCCGCAACTGCTGCTGCAAATGCTACGCCTGAAATCAATGAAAATGCCCTTGAGGAGGAGGCATCTGCAAAGCGAATTGCGGCTGCAAAGGAGAAGGCTAAGGCACTTATAGAGAAGGGCGCCGCGAATCTAAAGGCTGCAAATGAGAAAGCACGTGCTAAAGGAAAGCCTGTTGTATCTGAGCCTGCATATGTTCCAAAGCCAGTTGAACTTAATGAAGAAGATACTCTTGAACTGGCTTCTGAAGTGGTCCCTGAACCTCCTTCTGAACCTGCCCCTAAAGCGGCTCCTGAAGTTGCACTTGAGCCTGTGGCTGCCGAGGCTACGCCACTTGCAGATTTACCTCCTGGATGGGAAGAACATAGGAATAATGAAGGTCAGGTATACTACAGTAATGGCATAACAACACAGTGGGAACGACCCAATGGATCAAGTGTATTAAATACAAAGTCTACAGAGGAATTTGAGGCTCAACTCGCTGAACTCAAGACTGCAAAGGAGGCTGCCGAGGCGGAAGTTGCTGAACTGAAGGCTGCTAAGGAGGCGGAAGTTGCTGAATTGAAGGCTGCGAAGGAGGCGGAAGTTGCTGAATTGAAGGCTGCAAAGGAGGCTGCCGAGGCTGAAGTTGCTAAACTGAAGGCTGCAAAGGAGGCTGCAGAGGCGGAAGTTGCTGATCTGAAGACTGCTAAGGAGGCTGTTGAGGCAGAGGTTGCTAATCTGAAGACTGCGAAGGAGACCAATAAGCCCCAAATAAATTCTGAACCTACCAGCCCTACTCCTAACTCAAATTCCAAGAATACAACTTCAAATAATCCCCAACCCTCGGATGAAGAAAAAATTCTAGAGATTCTGGAACATGGAGAGGATGGATTTCCTCCTCTCGAACTTCCAGACATTCTCAAGACAAACTTTGAGCATGCAATCAAACCCTTCTATGATAAAACAAAGGCACTTCCTCCTAACCAAGCCTATGTAGAACTCTATGTAAAACTCTATGTATTGTTTTATGAAGTTAACAAGGAGAAGATT